ATTATTGTACAATTATTTAAGAAAAAAAATGACAACAAGAAAAACTAATACACCACGCTGGTTATCTTTAACCCGTAAGGCTATGATTTATTTGGGAGGGGCAACTTTCCTTCCGATGTTCTTTACAAAGGCAGGGATTAAAGACGTTGAGTTCGCCCTACAATGTTGGATGACCGCATTGGGGATACTTCAACTTTATATAGATTCGTTTTATAAAAAAGAGAAAGACGTTTATACACCATGAAGCATTTAGAAATAGCAATCGGACAAATAGGAGTCCAAGAAATTCCAAGAGGAAGTAATTGGGGAGCTGATGTTAAGAAATATTTAAATAGTGTCGGGATCAATTTCCCTGCCTCATGGTGTATGGCTTTTGTATATTGGTGTTGCAAAGAAGCAGGGGTAAACATATTTAAAACGGGCGGAGTTTTGGCTCAATGGAATAAAACACCAAAAGAAAAAAAGTCTTTAACGCCAGTGGTAGGCTCAATTTTTATAATGGATTTTGGAAAGGGTTTAGGACATACTGGCTTTGTTGAAAAAATAGACGGGTTGAACATTCACACCATTGAGGGCAACACCAACGATACAGGAAGCCGAGAGGGTTACGAGGTGTGTAGAAGAATTAGAAAAATAAATACAATGAAAGGATTTATTATTGTATCTTTGTAGAGTAAAAAAGTAGATGTTGTTTTTTCATAAGTTAAAGAAGCCCTCAGCAATGGGGGTTTTTTTATGTCACAATATTTCAAAAATTCATCCCGTAGCAATGTTGTATATTCTCTACATTAACCCCTTATTTGTTGATTAAAGACCACAATATCGGACATTCCAATATGCAATAATTGTATATTCCTGCATATTATAATGTGCATTTTAGCCATTTTATATGCTTATACATATTATATTAATAAATATTTTGTATTGTCAATTTAAAATTGTAATATTGTCGAATGATATTACCACATTATGTAGATATAACGCCTAAAGGCAAAATTATCAAAAGAAAAAGCGGAACATTCGAGGACAAAGAATGTCAATTAGTTATTACAGGCACTGAGCAAGGTATGTTAATAGACTACTATTGCGATGATGACACATTCTTGAATGAAGAACAAGTTAGTTTTATTATTAAAAACGCAGACAAATTATGATTGAGAATTTAATAACAGTACGCAACTATGCCTTGCAAAACGGGAAGACTACCCAATGGGCATACGACCAAGTCCGAAAAAAGACAGTTAAATCGGTGGAGATTGATGGTGTAAAATTTATAGTAAAATGACCGAACAAGAATATTTAACACTGGTTGAAACCGAACTTAAAAAAAAGTACGCAATGGTTAAAATTGTCGAGTATCAATGGAGGTACACCGTACACTTTGGGCAGACTGAATTTGTCTCTTTTGCGAATCTACAAAAGTCAACTATTAAACCTCTTTTAGCTGAGGGAATAATGCCACTTACAATTAAAAATTTATTAAAATGAAAAAAATGACCGCAGTCGAATGGTTAGTCGGTAAATTAAAAGGTAATGCGTTAAAGTATTTTGAAGGGGCAGTCCCTAAAACTGAAATACTTATATCAAATTCAACACTTGAGCTATTAATTACTGAAGCCAAAGCAATTGAAAAAGAGCAAATAATAAATTCTTTTATGTCAGCCTATCTAATCGGTGAAGATTGGATAAGTTTAGAGGATGCAGAAAACCAAGCAGAAAAATACTACAAAGAAAATTATGAAAAATAAATTAATAATCGGACTTATCTGCTTACTGGCATCGTGCCAAAGTTATAGAGCAGAAAGAAAAATCACCAAGTTAAAACAATGGGGTTACTTGAAAGACTCTACTATTACTCGTTATGACACGATTAGAGGCTTCACACACGATAGTATATACTTTTTTGATACACTGAGTAAGTTAGATACAATTAGCATCGTTAAAAACGGAATTAAGGTTAGTACGGTAATCAAATGGAAAGAACGCCAGGTAAGGCAAATCTTAACCCAAAAGGATACCATCTTTGAACATAAGTTTGAAATCAAAACAATAACTAAACCTGGCAAGTGGTGGAATACTTTTAAGGTCGGTTTAATTTTCGGCAGTCTTCTCGTAGTGTTTATGTTTTACTCGGCTTATAAATTATCAGACAAATGACATTACAAGAACAACAAACTCACTTTAAAGAATTAGTCAAACTAATGGAGCATACCTTATTTAAGAAAGGCGATGACTACGCTAATTTAGACCGCCTCAGCAACTTTAAACTCAGCGGTGCTATCTCAGGGACTAACGCAAAACAAATAGCTTTAGATTTGATTGCTGTTAAGGTTTCACGATTGGGCAACTTATTCCATTTAGAGAAAGTAAACAACGAAAGTATATCGGATAGCATTTTGGATCTCGCCAACTATTCAATATTACTTCACATGATAGTCAACGAGGGGACTTATGAGCCAGTGGCCAAACATACCTGCTTTGAAGCTTCACAATTTGACTGCAAGTGTAAAGATAAATGCGAAAGAAACCCATCAAACTTATGATTTATTTATTATTTTACCTTATCGGGGCCGTTCTTTGCGTGGGTTTTATCGGCAGAGATGATTCACTATAAAAAATAATTAACTGATTTTTAAACACTTAGACTAAATTACTAAAAATAATTAGTTTATAGTTTTAAATTGTCAAATATCGGTGTATATTTGCACTACTTAATACAAACAAAATGACACATTCAACATTCACTCAGCAAGATTTTAACATGATTAGCGATTTAAAAGAATTTGCAAAAGCAATTAAATTTGAAATCAAAAACGAAAACGATTTAAAAACATTATTAAAAACTTGGGTTAACCATAGAATTAGTTTAACCGAACAAAATATGGATTCAATGTTTAATAACTTTTTAACTTCTAAAGGTATTTAATTATGAAAAACAAAAATAAAACAATCGACAAATTAGAAACCATAGGCATTAGTCTATTGGCTTTAACATTAATGGCAGGGTATGTATGGAACATTTTAATCAGAATAGTATGAGCTACAAACCTAAAAACAACTGGCACTGCGGAGGTCAAATAAACCAATGCTTCACTGATGAGCAATTTGAACAACTTGAGGAATGCTTTGAGTTTTCAAACCAAGATATCTACATCAATCATCTTTATTGCAATCCTTTCGGGGACTTTAAATTTGACTTTGATTTCAAAGGGGTAAAGTTTAACGGGACACGCAAACTTGATTCAGTTAATCAGGCTTTATGGTCTGAGGAAACTCAAGAGTACATAGAGTTTGAAATGTGCTTAGATTTACTTTCACACGATGCAATGAACGATGTTTATCACAATCACGAACTTTACAAATGAGCAAATTAAGCGACATATTAAGAGACCAAAGAAAGTCATTAGGCTTAAAACAAAAGCAAATAGCTGATAAGTTACGCATAACTCAACAAGGTTATTCTAAAATAGAAAATAATCCCGAAATGCTAACTTTATCCAGGTTAAACCAAGTTTGCGACATACTTAAAATAAAAATAGATTTACAAATCAAATGAAAATAACAATTAACAAAACAATCAAAGAAGAAATCGAATTGCCTAAATACTGGCAATCTGCTTCTTGCTATCACACTGCAATGGATGACAAATCTGCTTTAGAATTGGACCTAAAAAATCCTACTATTAAATTAGTTTATATTTCAACTGCGACTTGTTGTGGTGTAACTGAAATTACTGAGGAAGACTTTAACCTTAGACTTAACGAAATTAAATCAATTTTAAACCTTTAAGCTTATGAAAAATTTAACACCAAAAGAAACCGCAGAACAATTAGTAGAAAAATATTCGTCTTTAGATGGCAATTACAATACTTACCATTATGACAAACAATGTGCATTGATTTGTGTCGATGAGAAAATAGAAACATTGGATAGAATAGCATTTCTTGTAGACTGCGTTGATTTAAGAGAATACTACCAAGAAGTTAAAAAAGAAATAGAACAACTATGAGCAACCTACCTACAATACAAGAACTGCACGAAGAGAATGCACTTGTCAGCTACAAGAATGACCAACTGAATCTATTATTAAACCAAGAACCTAAGAAAGAATGGGTTAAAGAACATCCATTTGTAAAAGGTCACAAATATATCCCGATTGACAAAGTGGAGTTTATGCTTAGAAAGATTTTTAAAAAGTATGCAATCGAGATTATTAATCAAGGGACTTCTTTTAATGGGGTTTGGGTTACAGTTAGAGTGCATTACTTCCATCCAACTGAGGCTACTATGATGTATCACGATGGAATAGGGGCAGTACAATTACAAACTGCAAAGGGGACTTCTCCTGCTGACCTTGCAAATATCAACAACGGAGCTTTGTCAATGGCTTATCCGATTGCTAAAACTTTGGCTATTAAGGATGCCTGTGACCACTTCGGAAAGTTATTTGGATGCGACCTTAACCGTAAGGATACTATGGACTTCAAAGTTGATATTAACCCATTGGAATTAAGAGAAAAACTAACAGGATTATATCATAAGAAATTAAATATAATGAGTGAGGAAACCTTAAAAGATGTTGTAAGAATATTACAAACTAATGAAGTTAAAAGTTATGACAAGGCAATTAAATTATTAGAATCATTATGAGCATACAACTAAATAAAAATCGGATCGGCAATATCAGTTCTTCAAACATCCATAAATTAATGGGAAGCAAGAAGCCGAAAGAAACCTACCTAACTGAGTTATCTTATGAGAGAAGATTAGGCAGAAGCTTGAGCAACGAAACAACATCTAAGCCAACATCTTGGGGGCATCTACTGGAGGGTATTGTATTCAATCAGTTAGGGCTTGAATACTCTTTAGTATCTGATGAGACTATCAAACATCCCGAATTTGACTATTGGTGTGGAAGTCCTGACGGTTATACTAATGATTCAGTTATTGACATTAAGTGTCCGTTTACCCTTAAATCGTTTGTAGAGTTAGTCGACATTAAAGACATCGATACTTTTAAATACGAGCGACCTGAATACTACTGGCAATTAGTTTCTAATAGTATCCTTTTAGGGAAACAATTTGCTGAGCTTATTGTCTACTGTCCTTATGAAGATGACTTAGGAATAATCAAACATCAGGCTCAGAATGTGGATGCTCAAGACCTTTACAAATACTATTGGTTAGGTTCAGCTACAAACGAGGAGATTCCCTACATACTACCTGAGAGTACTTTTAAAGATTTGAACATCTTTAAATTTGAAGTACCTCAAGAAGACAAAGACCTTTTAACCGAAACAATTAAACAAATTAAATTATAAATCATGCAATCAAGCAAAAACCAAATCAACGAAATCAAACATTTAACTTATGAACTTACTATTTTTCTTGACAATAACTCTATTGGCTCAGACTTATTTGAAGTTGAAATATTTGAAACTAAAGTAGAATTGTACTCTTATTTATTATCTGAAATCCGTACGGATAAATCTTGTTATCTTATATGTATTCAAGATGAAATCTATATTAGTGAAGATATATTGCAATTAATTAATTTTATTGAAGTTGCAACTAATTTCATAAATAAACAAAATGAATTTGAACAAACACAATTCTTAAGAATTAATATTGCTGAACAAGATTCATTTGAAGAAGCATACAACGAAAGTAAAAAAATAAAAAAATTTAGAGAAATTTATAACATTAAAAATTAATATCATGGCAGAAATTTTATCAGGGTCAATCGACCTTTCAAAAATCGACAAAAGTAAAATCAAAGAAGTAAAACTTAAAGACGGTTCAACCGCAAAGTTTTTAAACATTCAGGTATCAGTAAACAACGAAGCCGATACCTATGGCAACATCGCAGGTTTAACCATTCAGCAAACGCAAGAGGAACGCACCACAAAGGCTAAAAGAGTTTACTTAGGTAACCTTAAAAGAGTTTGGTCAGATGCTGCAGCACCGACTTTAGAAGACAGTAAACAAGAAGAAGACTTAAATTTACCTTTTTAATCTATACTTATGGGACTACTACAACTACTTTCAGAACAACCTCACGAAACATCCTCAAGCGTTATGCTTGAGGGTTTCAAGTACGAACACTTATACAACATCAGAGCTGAGATTTTAACCTCTAAACGATTTGCAAAGTGGAGAAAATCAATCAAACAAGAACTTAAAAACATCCAAAATGAACATAATAACTAAAGCTATCGGAGTGTTTTATAACACAACCAAAGAATCAGGTAAAGACCTTGAAGCTTCAAAAGAAAAGGCAAGGACTCAGACTCAACTCCTCCTGGATAGACTTCCGATTAATCAAGAGTTCTCAGCGTGGACTATTTTTAATCAGAATATGTTAGGTGTTAATACGCCCATTACGAGCATACGAAGGGCATTGCACACACTTGAGAGTCAAGGTAAGATTGAAAAGGTTGGTAGAAGAATTGGCAACTTAGATAAAACGGAGTTCACCTATAAATTAATTTTGGAAAGTTAAATATAAATACTATATTTGTAACGGACTCGCACTCCACAAAAAACTATGATTCAAAAAATCTTTTTAAACGAGGTATCTACAATTAACAAACTGGGTTTACATAGTACCCGTGCGAAGTTTGCGAAAGTAGATACCTTTTTTATTTTCAAAAATGACTTATTCTGACAAGTTAAAAAGTCCTAAATGGCAAAAGAAAAGATTACAAATCTTAGAAAGAGATAATTGGCAATGCCAGTATTGTAAAGATACTGAAAGTCAATTACAAGTACATCATTTAAAATATTTAGGAGATCCTTGGGATGCTAAAAACGAAGATTTAATAACTACTTGTATTGATTGCCATGAATTAATTTCTAAAGTTGAATTTAAATTTACATCAATAATAAAAATGAAAGGAATGATTAGTGATGGTAATAAATTTATAGGCAAAGGAATTTTTAATGATGGAATGAAAGGTTTTATATTTATTTATAAAGGTAAAAACGAAGGTTTTTCATTAGGGTTTAGCCAAGATGAAATAATAAAATTAAAAAATTTATTATGAGTGGATGGATTAAACTGCATAGGTCAATTACTGACCATTGGTTATACACTGAGAAAAGAGTTTATAGCAGATTTGAGGCTTGGAATGATATACTTTTAACGGTTAATTATTCAGATGCTAAGACTATTATTAAAGGAAAGATGTACATCGTTAAACGAGGCGAGAGCATACTATCATTAGAGAGTTGGTCAAAGCGATGGAATTGGGATAAATCTAAGGTTCGTAGATTTTTAAACTTGTTACAAACAGATGGAATGATAGTTGTAAAAGGCGATTCAATAACGACACACTTAATCGTTTGTAAATATGATAGTTATCAAGGAGACCGAAACGCAGATGATACACAAGTGAAACGCAGAAGAAACGCAGACGACATTCAAACGACACCAATAAAAGAAGAAGAAGAATATAAGAAGAATAAAAAGAAAAAGAATATAGAGGAACGAAAATTAGAATTTTCTCACACTCTCAAACCTTTTTTAGATACTTATGGAAAAGATTTGTTAAATAGTTTTTATAAGTACTGGACTGAACCAAATAAATCAAATACAAAGTTTAAACAAGAACTTGAAAAGACTTGGAGTTTAGAACGCAGATTAGAAACATGGTCAAATAATGAAAGAAACTTTAATAAACCTGAAAACACACAACCACAATCAATAGCACACACAAGAGAATTTAAATTATGAACAACGCAATAGACATAGAAGAAGCAGTTATAGGAGTATTGATGGTAGATACTACTTCAATAAGTAGATGCACCGTTACTCCTGATATGATGTACGAAGAGGCTCACAAAGTAATTTTAAAAGCTATTTTTGATCTTGCAGAACAAAACAAACCGACTGACATATTATCGGTTAACGAAAAGACTGGCGGTAAGTTACTTAATGAGATAGTTGCAATAAGCTCCAAAGTAGCATCAAAGGCACATTTAGAATATCATTGCTCAATATTAATCCAAAAGTACATTAGCAGAGAATTAACACTACTATGTCAAAGAAGTATAAGCGAGATAAACAATGTTGACAACGATGTATTTCAGACTATTCAAAAAATAAGCTCTGAAATGGAATCTTATAGCATTAAAAACGGTAAAGATTTTAAAGAGTTTAATACAGTAGCTCATGAAATGCTAAAGAAGATTGAAACAATGCAACAAAGTGGTAATAAAATAGTAGGTTTAGATACTGGGTTTACCAGGTTAAATGCTATCTCAAATGGTTGGCATAGTCCTGACTTGGTAATTATTGCAGCGAGACCAGCGACAGGCAAGACTGCATTTGCTTTAAATCTTGCAGTTAATTTAGCAAAACAAAAAATACCTGTTGCGTTCTTCAGTCTTGAAATGTCAACCGAGCAATTAGCAATGAGAGTTATTAGTTCAATGACGGGCATTTATTCTAATTATTTAACTAAGGCTGAAATCCATGAGGGCAATTGGAGAACATTGTTAAGCACTGATTTTGATTTACCTTTGTATGTGGATGACACTGCGAGTTTAAACTTATTAGACTTTAAAGAAAAAGTACGCAAGGCTAAAAAGAAATGGGGCATTAAAGCGGTTTTTGTAGATTATTTACAATTAATTACAGTTTACGGCAAAGGAAACCGAGAGCAAGAAATTAGCACAATATCAAGAACGCTTAAGGCAATGGCTAAAGAGTTAGATATTCCAATTATAGCACTGGCTCAATTAAGTAGGGATGTAGAAAAAAGAAACGGCGAACCAAGATTAAGCGATTTAAGAGAGAGTGGAGCGATTGAGCAGGATGCTGACATAGTAATCGCATTACATAATGAAGAACCTGATAGCGATAATCCATTAATAAAAATATTATATTTGAAGCATAGAAACGGGGAGGTCGGATTTATCAGACTTCAATTTGAAAAAGGGAAACAAACATTTAAAGATACATTATAAAATAAATACAACAATGACAACAACAACAGACTCAAAACAGTACACCGAAAGCCAGTATAAAAGATTATACAAGACTTTATTAAATGACCATCACAACCTTAGAACTAAATATGTTCAGGCGGTCAACGAAAACAAATTATTAAAGGCAAAATTAGAAAGACCAGTGCGACAAGATGTTGGTCCTGATATCCAAAAAGTAAAGGATGTAATCAACAACGAATTAGGAATTGATATCGATGTAAAGATTAGGCAAAGAGAGGTAATAGACGGCAGGTCTATGTATTATCGTTACTTAAGAGACAATACTTTAATGTCTTTGACAAGCATTGCCAACACATTAGAAACGGCTCACGATCATTCTACCCTGTGCAACGCATTGAACAAACACGATGACAATATGAACTATGATAAGTTCTATAAGTCAAAGTACGAAACCATCTTAAGAAAAATTGCAGAATTAAACGAACCAAATGAAACCACAACAAATAACGATTAAATATTCCAAAGGCTTAGACACTGGCACTCAGGTAATAAATGAGAAAGACTATTACAAAGCCAAAGCAAGATTAGAGAAATTAGGATATAAAGTTGAAAAATTATAATATATTAACCAAAATTCAACCTTTGTAGCTTTGCGTAGTCGGGAACATCCTCCCTCTTTTGAAGCTATCTTATCGACTAAATTATCGATGTATTTCTGAAGTTGTGTAGGCTCAGGAGCGTTCATAATGTTTACAATATTAAATTTTTTATTTGAAAGTACCAAATTATTTTTTTAAAGTATATCTTTTATCTTTTGTTTATATAGTCGTTTTAATTCCTCAATCTCAGGAATACTCAAATGTATAGGTATATGTCTTGAAGATTCTAAAGCCTCTACTTTTTCAATTCCTATTTTATCTATTAGATGGAATCTATAAGCATGGAAATTACTATGTTTATTTTTATTACAATAATTTGAACATTGCTTATGCACATTATCCTCATTAAATCTCAATGCAGGACTTTCGCTTACTGAAATGTAATGTCCAGCATCATATTTAACATTAGCCTTTGTTCTACAACTAATACATGGCTCTTTCACATCTCTTGTCCTTATAAAACGATTAAATATAATTTGAAGTTCCTTGAGATACAAGTTGAGAAGATAGTAGCCAAGATAGAAGAGGATATGCTCGATCAAAATAACAAATACTTTTATCATTCAAGGTTACTAAACGAACTTATCATCACTGGAGTAAACACCAAACAATTAAGCCGAGATATTGGTATCCCTTATACATCAGTTCGCCACGCAATAAAAGAATATAGACAACATTTAAAAGAATGGTTAAAATAATATACATTAACGAAAAGGATTCAGGAGTCGGATACCATCGTTTGCAAGTTCCTTTTGCAAATATGGATGAGGACTATAAAGACTTAGACATAAAGGGGACTAATGGATTTACTTTAGACTTCCATCCAAGACAATTTGATATAGTAGTTTTGAATAGGATGTATAAACACGATGAGGATTACTTGTTGAAGGCGAAAGATAGCGGTTGCAAAATCATCCTGGATATAGACGATTGGATTCAACTTCCAAACTACCACCATAGAGATGGGATTAAAGACAAGATAGTAGAAAAGAGAATCCTTGATGCCATAAGTTATGCTGATGTGATTTGGACGGCATCTGAATTTTTAAAGGAGTGTTTAAAAGACTATCATTCAAACATAGTTTACATACCTAACGGAATCGATTTTAAACAACCTCAGTTCATTCCTAAGAAAGAAACTCAAGACAAGTATACTATCGGTTGGATTGGAGCGAATAACCACCATTTAGACCTTAAAAAATTAGCTGAACCTTTTAGCAAGTTACTTAAGAATAAGAATCATAAGTTATTGTTAGGCGGTTATAACGAAACCTCTAAGGAATATTACGAGCTTATTGAGGGTTATTTTACTTCAAACTTTACAAGACATCCAAGCCAGTACATGAGAGTTGAATGGATGGACATAAGGAACTATGCTTTAATGTACAATCTTATGGATTGTGCTTTAGCTCCATTGAACTCAGATAAGTTTAGCCAGTGCAAATCAAATCTTAAAGTCTTGGAGGCAGGAGCATTTAGTTTGCCGATTATTTGCAGTAATGTAGAACCTTATAAAGAATTTATTGAACAAGGTTTAGTCTTAACTCCTAAAGGAGATTGGGACGGGGTAATGAAGTCTTTAATTAGTAATCCGATAAAAGGTATTCAGTTAGGTGCAAAGCTTCACGAATATGTCAAAGAGAATTACAACATCAAAACAGTTAATAAAATTAGGTACAATTCAATTATAAATTTAATATAAAATGCAAAAATTAGATAATTTCATCCCAGTAAAAGGATATGAAGATAAATATTTAGTAAATAATTTAGGTCAACTATATTCAATTAGGAATAAAATAATTTTAAAACCTATGAAAAATCAAAGGTATAATTATTATTCTTTGATGGATAAAATGAATAAAAAAAATATATTAGTACATAGATTAGTTGCATCTCATTTTATACCAAACCCAAATAATAAACCATTTGTAAATCATATAAATGGATTAAGAGAAGATAATAGAGCCATAAATCTTGAATGGTGTACTCATAAAGAAAATATTTCTCATGCTTGGGCTACTGGGTTATGTACCAAAGAACAACGAATGGTAGGCAAAAAATTAAATAAAATGCAAGTAGAAGAAATAAGAACATTATCTAAAAATAACACAAAAGGTACAGTAATAGCAAAAATGTACAATGTGACTAAAACTACAATATCAAATATAATAAACAATAAACAATGGTTATAATTATTTTACAAGCCTTATGGATTAGTGGTTTAGCTTTAGGCTTCCACGAATTTATGTCCTACCTGATTAGTAAGTTTCCAAATAGAAAACTAAAAAAACCTTTTAGTTGCCCAACCTGTATGTCGTTTTGGTTTGGGTTGATTAGTTCAATTATACTTTTTGATCCCTTGCTTATTTTCTTACCGTTTGTTTTTACCAAAGTAATTAATAGGTATTTATGGAGCTAACGCAAACGCAATATGAATTAATTATAGACTCAATAAGTCGCTACCGTTTAACAATGGAACACCGCTTCATGGTCTATAATGATGATGATATCCATCGGGCAAATGTATTAAGAAAGGACTTGGGTATAACTGAGCCATTGCCTAAATGTAGTTCCTGCGATGGATTGGCTTATAGCGAGGCTTTGTTTGGACAATTAAATCAATTAGTAATAGAATATGAAAATAAAAAATAAAGAATTTATAAAGGTTGATCACTCTGGCAATGCAGGAGATATAATATATTCATTGAGTAGTCTTTATGAATATTGCCAAGAGAATGATTGCAAAATAGTCTACTATATTAGAATAGGCACACCGAGTGGGTTTACCGATGAAACGCATCCAACGGGGTCGGTTATGATGAATGACTTTATGTATGACTTTATTGCACCATTGCTTGAAGCTCAGCCATATATTCACGATGTAATAAAATTAAATAAAGGGGAGAATGTTGTAGTTGATTATGACTTAGATTCATTTAGGAGAGATTATAAGAACTTGTCAGCAGGTAATATTCAAAACTGGATAGCAAATAGTTATCACGAATTTAGACCAAACCTTTCTAAGCAATGTATTTTTTTACCTGAGAACATTGGAAACAATTACATCATAGTCAATAGGACTACACGCTATAATAACTTTTTTATCGATTACACCGTGTTAGAGAAGTATGACAATGTTTATTTTGTAGGTACTGACAAGGAGTTTAAAAGACTTTCAATCCACAATGATAAGATACAACATTTAAAAGTAAATAACGCATTAGAAATGGCAATAGCGATTAATGGTTGCAAGTTATTTATTGGCGGACAATCTTTAGCCTTTAGCATAGCAGAACAATTAAAAGTTAAACGAATATTAGAACAGTACTTATACGCACCCAATGTAATCCCTCAGGGTGGGGAGTGGTTTACCTTTCACACAAACGAACAATTTAAAAACATTTTAGATAAAACATTATGACACCAAAAGAAAAGGCAAAAGAATTAGTAAATAGATTTTTAAGCCCTATTAAAGAATATCCAAAAGAAGGAAATATTTATTATAAAGAATGTGCATTGATTTGTGTAGATGAGATGTTAGATATTAGGAATAGTTTATATGTTAATGAGGGGAGTTTGGTTCAGGAATATTTATTAGAAGTTAAAAAAGAAATAGAAGCATTATGATTTCAGAATACGAAAAAATAGGCAATAGTTACAAAAGTAAAGTTTTTGGTAACCCTCAAGATATTTACACCGATAACTATTGGAGTACTCCGATAAGGTCAACCATCGATGAACAAGTGTCTAATGTTATAGACAAGAATAGACTTGTTATTGACAATTTAACCCACATTGAACCTAAAATGAATTTAGAGATTGCATGTAGTCCAGGTGTATTGTTAGGCGAGATGTGTAATTTAGGTTTTGAGTGTGTAGGGATTGAAGTTGATGAAAAGTACAAAGAACAAATTCAAAAATATTCTAAGGATGCTGAAATGCATTTTGGGTTTTTCCCACAAATCACAAAAAATTGGGAGTGGGAACAATTCTCAAACATTATTGCATTGGATGTGTTTGAACACATAGAAGATAGTCAAGGCTTCTTGGCTGAATGCAATCGTTTAATGGTAACGGGTGGACATTTAATAATACAAAGTCCTATTATTTTAGAAGATGGTCAAATGGATGACAAGATGTTTAACGGACTTGAGCATATTTGGATATATGGAATAAAGGATTTAAAACAATTACTTAATGGATATGGCTTTGATGTCTTGAAAGTAGATAGACATCAAGTAGGACACGAACAAATAGTTGCTAAAAAAATATGAAATTAAAATACATTTTTAACAGTAAGTGGTGGTTTATGAATGAACGATATTCCAAAAGATGGGATATAGAATTAAATAGATTAATAGATAAAGATAACGGAATAATTGATTACATGAATGATGGTCAAACTTATTTTAGTATTAAATTTGGTGATGTAGAAGTATGGGTAAATAATTATCCTTATGCTTATGGTACTCCAAATGGGAATAAATACATCCCATCAAACATTAGACCATCAAGAGAAACGATTGAAAGGTTGAAAGAATATGTTGAATCAATAGAAAAAAAAGAATTACAACTAAACAAATATTAACAATGGCAGAAACATCTAAAAGTAGACCACGCAGAGAAGCTTCAGGCTTTTTTGATAAGTATGTTCAAGGCAAAGTCATTGACATCGGAGTTGGCAGAATAGATACACACGATGGGGCAGATGCCTTAACTGATTGGTGCGAGACTTGGGATAAAGACAATGGAAACGCAGAGTTAATGGAGGGAGTTCCTGACAATACCTATGACCTTGTATATAATTCTCATTTATTGGAACACCTTGACCGCCCAGAGTTAGCGATAATGAATTGGATGCGAATTACTAAGCCTAACGGTTATTTGATTATGGCAGTCCCTCATCGTGACCTATACGAGAGACAAACCAAGATGCCGAGCAAGTGGAATTTAGATCACAAATTTTTTATCTTGCCTGAGACCGAAGAACTACCTGACACGAAAAGTTTAAAACACCTTATCGAAGTAGGCTGTAAGGATTATCAATATAAAATAATCAGCATTGAGACTAACGACACCTCAAATAATAAGGACAAACCCGAAGAACATGGGAACGGGGAGTATCAAATAGAGGCTATTATCCAAAAACTTTAAACAAAAAACAATATAATACTTATGATGGGACGCAACAAAATGCAAGTGAACAAATTAACTGAGGATGCTATACTTAAGTTTCCTGAGTTGAGTAAGACTTCAATAGCAAGATACTTATTTGCTACTTATCCAACACACTTTAACACGATTGAGAATGCAAGGTCAATGGTTCGCAAGTTGACGGGAGCTCAAGGAGATGGCAGACGGAAGTATAAACAAGTAGAACACACTCCAGCGATTGAAACTCAATTTAATTTACCTAAGTCAATAGGAAAGACAAGAATCTTTTATCAGTTAGACAAATCAATTAAAAACGCTTTAATCTTATCTGACATTCACTTCCCAAACCATGATGAGGAAGCCTTGAGAAATGCTTTAATATACGGTAAGGAGAATAACATTGATTGTATTATTCTTAATGGGGATATCTTGGATAACGAACCATTTACAAACCACGATGCACCCCCTCAGAAGTTAACTGCGGTTGCTGATTGGTTTAATATGGTGGATGAGTTTTTGGATATGTTAATTAAAGAGTTTAATGTTCCTATTCATTGGACTGAAGGGAATCACGACAATTGGTATAAGAGATGGCTAATGAAGAAAGCTCCAATCCTTTTTAACGATGCTTACTACACAATGTCATCCAGGTTAAAGTTGAGAGAAAAGGGAATCAAGTTTCACGATCAAAATGTTATCTTCATGGCAGGTAAACTTCCAATTACTCATGGTCACTTATTAGTTAGAGGGGCATTTAGTCCAGTGAACCCATCAAAAGGAATATTCAATAAGTTAAAAGGTTCAATGCTTATAGGACATTGCCATCAAACCTCTGAACACTCTGAGAGCTTATTAGACGGCACTTTGATAACTACTTACTCAACAGGATGCCTTTGCACACTAAGTCCCGATTATGACCCATTTTCTATGCGACATAATCTTGGCTTTGCTCGGGTAGAAATAAAAGAAAACGGACATTATAGAGTTCATAACAAGAGAATGGATTATTTCACAAAAGAGATTTATTAAATGGCAGTAGTTTATCAACATATTAGAAAAGACACTCAAGAAGTATTCTATATCGGAATAGGTAAAGATATAAAGAGAGCTTATTATTTTTTTCATAGAAGCCAATTTTGGAATAATATTTACAACAAAACTGATATAGAAGTTAAAGTACTTTGCAAGGATATTGACCTTGAGTTAGCATATGAGATAGAGAAATATTTAATATCATACTATGGAAGAAAAGATATAGGACTTGGGACTCTTGTTAATTTAACTAATGGAGGGGAAACCGTTTCAGGTTATATAGCGACAACTGAGGTTAGAAAGAAAATGTCAATATCTGCTAAAAATAGAGAACGCAAAACTGGAGAGAAAAATCATATGTATGGCAAAACACATACTGATGAATACAAACTTAAAATGAGTCAAATATTAAAAGTAGTTAAAAACTCAGATGAGAACAAAGCTAAAGTTAGCAAACAATTCAAAGGGAGTAAACAGTCGGCAGAACATATAGCAAAAAGAATGGCATCAATGCCTAAATCATTCGCAAAGGTTAAATGCCCACATTGTGAAGTTTTAGGAGGAGGGTCTAATATGTTGAGATATCACTTTAATAAATGTAAAAACTATGTGGATAGAAGTATTTGAATTAACAGCAGAACAAGAGGAGCAAGATGTTTACAGTCTTAACCGATGCAATGTAGTGGAAAGGTACTTTTTCTCTATAGATAACTTTGCCCCTTATATAGATTATGATGGGGTAGAATACACCTCATTTTATTCAGGAGGTACGGAATGGATATCCTGGCTATCTTGTAAGGAGTTTATGAAGAAATACTTAAACAAAGGACAAATATGAAACCAAGACAAAGAACCGACCACGATTTATTGAGTAAACAAGGCGAGGCAAGTCCAAAGATTAAACGACCTCAGTTCACTTCTAATTTTACCCAAGACAATAAACTATTCTATTTATACTTAGACATCATAAGACAAAAATGAAAGAATTAAACGAAAGACAAAAGCTATTCTGCAAGTACTATGTATCAGAGGAGTTCTTTGGTAATGGAGTTAAGGCTTATTGCATGGCATATAACCTTGATTATACGGACATTAAGGAATATAATAGTTCAAAAGTTAGAGCAAGTGAGTTATTAACAAACAGTAACATATTATCGTACATCAACGAGCAACTTGATGAGGCAGGGTTAAACGATAACTTTGTAGATAAACAGTTACTATTTGCCCTCACTCAAAATGCTGATATGAGTTCAAAGGTTAAAGCAATCGGAGAATACAATAAGTTAAGACAAAGAATAACTGATAAGTCAAAGGTTGAAACATCAGGCGAGATAATAGTCAAGTATGCCGACGGAGTTAATCCTGCATAAGCCACATACGGCACAACAAGAGATTTTAAACTGCGATAAACGATTTATTGTTTTATTGTGTGGGAGGAGATTTGGAAAGTCTTTAATAAGCTCTCAAATTTCAATCCTTAATATAATGGCTCAGAAAAGAGTCGCATACTTAACTATTATCTCGCCTGATGTTTCGTTCTTATTATCCGTCTTATCAACTAACCCATTTAACCTTGCAGTTATTGAATGGTTGTACTGTCCTACCATACCACCCTCTATTTGGTCTTGCCTGATTGACTCTCGTATGCGTGTAGAGATACCAATGTATTCTTTATACAAACCGTCTTGATTAGTTAAATATTGTTCTACTACACCTATTTTATCGTAGCACCAATTTTTAAATCCTTCAATAGTTAAAGGTCTTTCTAAAGGTTCTTTAACCATGTCTCCCTCTCTCCCTACAAATTGAGTCTTATATCTTGGGTTTTTCTTAGTATGTTCTGCATAAGCACAAAACTCTTCCCATAGGTCTTGAGGTGTTTCGAAGTTTCTTGGATGTCCTGCCATTATTTTTCTTTTATTATGTCTAAGTATAGGTAAAATAGTTTATTGTCTACGGTAAAGTTGGAAGTGAACTGAGGTCGTTTAATCTTTGGACTTGCCTCCCCTTGTTTGGATAGCAAATCGTGGTCGGTTCTTTGTCTTGGTTTCATGGTTTTTTATTTATGTAAGATTCTAAAAATTCATCCATCTTTAAAATTGAAATCCATTCGCACCCTCCAGAGTAAAACGATACATATTCAAAACCATTTGCATCTACATACTTTGCAAAAG